CCCTCTCCGGATCTATGATCCCGTCCCGCTCCGGCTTGACCAGTTCCGCCCTCCTGGTATTTTCCTGTTCCATGGCCTCCAGGGTGTGGATTATGGCATGGTGTTCAAAGGCGGAGGCCACCACGTCGCCAGTTCCGTACTTTGCCGCCCGGAGTGCCCAGTTGTCCGCCTCCGTTCCGCCGGACGTGAAATAGATTTCAGAGGGCCGGCAGTTCAGCAGTTCCGCCACTTCCTTTCTGGCGCTTTCCATCCTCATGGCCGCCAGCCTCCCGGCGGAATGTATGCTGGACGGGTTCCCGAAGTCCTCCAGGGCCTCCAGCATGGCCTCTTTGGCACACGCCCGCATGGGGGTTGTGGCCGCATGGTCCGCATATACGTTCATCCCTGCACCTCCTCAACGGCAAAACGGTTGACCACCTTCCGCTTTCTTCTGCAGGCCCAGCACGTTCCCTTGTGCGGCGCCTCCTCCGGCCCCTCCAGGGTAAAGTCCTTTTTCAGTCGGTCCACGCACTCCTCGCAAAGCGGTTTCGGGTCCTCCCGGTCAAAAAGATCATCTTTCCATCCGATCCCGATATAGTCCAGGACACGGCCCCAGCCGTACCATTCCCCGGTTTCATCCTGGCAGATGTGGTTCATCCACATTTCCCACTCTTTCGGGTTCCGGTGTTGCAGTTGGTCAAAGCGGTTTGGCCTTTTCTCGATGTGGACCCCAAACCCGCACATAGAGCAGCCGGTCCGTTGTGCTTTGGTGGTCCGCAGTTGTCCTTCCGGCTCCGCGCCTCCGTGTTCCGCTTTGTACTCCTCGATTTCCTCTTGGGTCATGGCCAGCGGATCCCGGACTATTTTTCCGTAAATCTCCGGGACGATGGTTTCCAGGTGTTCGCCGTTCCCGTCGAACTCCTCCCAGTGTTCTTGATACCACTCCTCCATTTCCAGGGCCAGGGCCAAGAGGTCCTGTCTGGTGAAGATGGCGAAGGGGGCGCTGCGCTTTGTGGTCTTGCTGATATAATTACACCCGTTCAGCATGAGGGCCTTTTGACGCCGGCCGCCCTCGGAGGCCATAAGGCCCATATACGGGAAACGTCCGCTTTCTCTTGCGTAGTCGTCGCACGGCTTTTCTTTCAGGTAATAGCAGCACAGATCCGACACCTGAAAAGGCGCGGTTGCATAGTCCGTTCCCTCCCGCTCGTTTTCAGGGCCTCCGAAAATCTCCAGCCACTTTTGGGCCATTTTCATGCGGGTGCCTTTTCTGTACCCTCCATAAGCCCCGGTTTCCCCCGTCATAATGGCATGGCGCACGGTGGCGTTTTTCTCCGTTGGGTGCTGCAGGGTGTAGATTTTCCCGGCGATCTCTTTGGACAGGACCGGGAACCCGTATTCCCGGATCACCTCCACCTTGTTGTACGGCCGTTTGGTTTTCTGGTTGACCACCGGCAGCAGCCCCTTCACGCCCAGGGCCTTGTGTACCCGCTGTATGCTCCGGTCCTCCAGCATGGACACGGACGTGGCCGGCACGTCGATCCCGATGGAGCGGAGGAACAAAAACAGGGTGATACTGTCCAGGCCGCCTACGGCCACATAGCAGCGCCCCGCCACTTCCGGGTGGTTGTAGAACTCCCACGCCCTCCGGGCCGCGTATGCCTTTTTGAACTCATATCCCATCCTCATTTTTGCCTGGAAGTCCTGCGTTTTCTCCTTGGCGATCTCCTCGCAACCCTCGTAATACTTCACGGCTTGATCTCCTTTCTCGTGTCCAGATACAGGGCCCACTCTTTCCCGGTCCTCTGGCACCAGGCCCATTCCACCATGGCGCCCCGGCTCTCCTGATAGTCAGGGAGGAACACGGCCAGGTCCGACGCCTCCAGCATGGCCAGCGCGATCCGCATATAGTCCCCGTCGGTCAATCCGTCTGGCAGGGTGGCGGGGTTCAGGACCACATGGCCGGCCGCCTCCAGGACCTTGGCTGCCTCCCGGAACTTTGCCCGATACCGCCGATCCCCGGCGATCTTTCCCGCTATGTAAATTTTCATGGGCTTGTCCTCCTATTCGTTGAAAACCTCGAAATATTCCTGGTATGGGTAGCCCGTCATTTCGTGCCACCCGGTTTTGCAGGTCGCCCCGTCGTCGAACTTATACAGGACCGCGCCTTTCCGCGCTTTTGGCTCATGCCTCCAGGAGGAGGCGGACACCACCTTGTAGGTGATCACCGGCTTGGTCATGTTTTG